TAAAGTAATTAAAGCAACTGCTAAAAGTCCAATATTAAAATCTATAACACGTTTATCTAAGTTGAACAAAAAGTTTAAAGAAACGTCTAATGAAATTTCTGATCCACAAATGGCTAATAGGTATTTTCGTAACAAAGAAGAGGCCTTAAAAGAACAAAATGAGATTTTAGAACAAGAAGAAAATTTGGGTAATGTATTAAGCTCAATTAATCAAGAATTTAAAGATCTTGAAAATAATATTCTTGAAAAAGGCTATGAAGGAGTGTCCAAACTTACTAAAGAAGAGTTAATAAATTTACGAAAACTTTTTACTGATAGTTATTCAATTGATAGAAGATTTACAGCTCCTGACAGCTATACTAGAGGTTATGAAAGAAGTGTGGTTGTTACAGATGAAATGGGCAATAAAAAGTTATCAAATTTTGTACCAGTAAATGATATTATTAATAAAGCTTTAAAGGAAAAAGGGCTAACAGATTTAGATACTTTTGTAAAAATAAGACAACCTATTACAACAAAATACTCCAATGATCCCATGTATGAAAATGGAATTAAAACTCGTAAAGATGCAGAAAAATTAGGAGTAGAAGATGAGTATATTTATAGTTTGGATGATAGAATTATTGGTTCAAAAACTACTTATAGAATACGAGACAAGATTCCAGAAATAAATATTGGAAATGAAAAATCAATAACGCAACGTATAACTGAAGTAAACGAGCAAACAGAACAAGCATTAACAAAAGCTGCAGATAAATTAACAAAAGCATTTAATCAGGGTGGAATTAACATGGAACAACAAATGAGCCTATTTGATGAGGGTGGAATGAAAGATGATGGATTGGATCGTGATCCTGTCAGTGGCAATGAAATACCTCCGGGATCATTAGCTAAAGAAGTTCGTGATGATATACCTGCACAATTAAGTGAAGGTGAATATGTTGTTCCTGCTGATGTCGTACAATATTATGGTGTAAAGTTTTTTGAAGATCTTAGAATGGAAGCAAAGCGTGGCTTGGCAGAGATGGAAGCTACAGGCAGAATAGGTGGTGAGCCTATGTCTGTTACAATGATTGCAATCGGTAAGCCAGAGGAAGAAGAAAAGAAACAAAAAGAAAGACAAAAGAAAGCTTTTGGTGGTATTATTAAAGCTAATCAAGGAGTTTTAACAGCAGATGAAAAGAAGATAGAGCAAGCTAGAACTTTTAATCCATATGATTTTAGTGTTGTTGGTGGTACACCTTTTAGTCCTATCGCAAGGACAGGTCAATCAATGAATTTTACAACACCAGATACACATTCTAAAATGTTTTATCATCCTGATGGTAGAGTTCAGGCTGTTCCGGGAAGAATGGTTATGGTTAATGGAGAACAAAAGTTTTTACCCAATCCACAATACGTAGATTTTACAACAGGTGATTGGTCAGATACTCCACCTTCTCAGGCAAAAGCTCAAGTAACTGAAGCTCCAAAAGAGGATAGAGATGACAGAGACTCTTCTATTATGAATGCAGAAGCTCAAAGATTACAAACTGAAAACTCCCTTAAAGTTTCTGCTGATAGATTAAATATACCTGTAGAAACATACTCTCAGTTGTCTATAGGTAAAAGATTTAGACTTATGGGTGAAGAGTTTAAAGCTATGGGAGGTAATGCAGTTGATCAAAATAAGGTTAATGCAATAGTTGAAGGTGAAGATACTGGTTTTAGTTTAGGTAGTGTTACTAAACTTTTAGGTGGTCTTGTAGCAGGTTTTACAGGAAATCCATTAATAGCTGCAGGAGTAAGAGTGCTTGGTGGTATTTTGTCAAGTGATGACGCAGATGATACACCTACTACTCCTTCTACTACTGTTAGAAGTTCTGGTTCTTCAGCACCAGTAGCAACATCTACAGTTTTTGATAGTTTAGCACAAGCATCTAAAGCAGGTTATCATGGTCAGAATGTCAACATAAAAGGTAAAGGTGTTCAAAAGGTAAAATTTTCAGACCCTAAGTTTGATGCTGCTATGAAAAAGAAAAGTGACGATAATGAAAGCAGAAGACAAGCAAGAGAAAAACTTTCTCAGGATGTTCAATCTTCAAGAGCAGGACCTCAAACAGGTTCTAGCTCACCAAAAACTACACCAAAACAAAAAGTAGCAAAAGATTTTGAAGATCCATCTGATAATTTTGCAGGTATGATAAACAAAGGAGGACTAATAAACAAACCAAAACGTAACCCTAAGAAGCCTAGAGGTAAGGGTCTAGGCAGTAAATAAATTGGCTACTCAACAATGTTGACCCCAAGAAAGGAAAAGTAAAATGCCAGAATTAGAAAATGTGGAAACACAAAAAACTGCAGGATATATGAGCAGAACAAGATCTAAGTATAAAGATAAGATAAAAAAAGATGAAGAAGAACTAAAACAACTTATGGAAGAACAGGGTAAACCTAAAGAAGAAGAAAAGGTTGAAGAAAAAACTGAAGAAGTAAAACCAGAAGTTGAACTTAGTGATGAAGAAAAATCTTTTAAAACTCGCTATGGCGATATGAGAAGACACCTAGCTGCTAAAGAAAAAGAATACAATGCCAAAATTAAGGAGCTAGAGGATAAACTAGGAGAAACAAAAAAACTTGTACCACCAAAGTCTGATGAAGACCTACAGGCATGGGTAGATAAATATCCTGATGTAGCAGGAATGGTAGAAACAATAGCCGACAAACGTGCAAAACAAATGTTTGATAAGGCTAATATACAACTAGAAGAACTCAACAAGGCAAAAGAAGAAGCAACAAGGAGTCGTGCAGAGAATGAAATTAGGAAAGCGCATGAAGATTTTGATCAGCTTCGTGATTCCGATCAATTTCATAATTGGGTTGAAGAACAGCCTAAATGGGTGCAGAACGCTTTGTACGAGAATACGGATGACGCTGCTTCGGTTGTACGTGTTATTGATCTGTATAAAGTTGATAATGGACTTACCAGATCGGATAAGAAAAATAAAACAAAAGCTGCTGCCTCGTTGGTAGATAGAGGATCTAAAGCAAAAGTAGATCCTACGGAATCTAGTGACAAGATTAGAGAATCTGACATTGCTAAAATGAGTGATGCAGAGTACGCAAAGAATGCTGATAAAATTACTGAAGCTCACAGATCTGGTAAAATAATCTATGATATATCAGGAAGTGCAAGATAATACTTGACAAACAGTATTTTATCTGTATAACTAACCCTTAGACACAAAGCCTCTAATATAGACTACCTTTGTGTATAAGTAATAAGAAGACTAAACTAATAAAAGACTACCTATATAAGTATAGACCCATAAACTTTAAGACTTGCTATCTTGCTGTTATATGCACTCTAGAAAATATAGCCTCTTCTAAGGTGTTTAGCTTTTAAATAAGCCAAGCAATAGGAGGATTTTATTATGGCTTTTCAAACTACTTCAGGTTACGGCAATTTACCTAATGGTAATTTTTCGCCAGTAATCTACTCCAAACAGGTACAGCTTGCCTTTCGTAAGTCAACTGTTGTTGGAGACATAACTAACTCTGATTATTTCGGAGAAATTGCTAATCAGGGCGATACAGTCAGGATTATCAAAGAACCTGAAATTTCAGTTAAAGCGTATGCCAGAGGTACGCAAGTAACAGCACAAGATTTAGATGACGAGGATTTCCAACTTGTTGTTGATAAATCAAACTACTATGCTTTTAAAATGGATGACATTGAAGAAGCACATAGTCATGTGAACTTTATGCAACTTGCAACCGACAGAGCTGCCTACAGATTGGCTGACCAGTATGACCAAGAAGTTTTAGGTTATATGTCAGGTTATGCACAGTCAAGTTTAAGTGCAGTAGCTGATGGTGTTAATAGCACTGTTAATGGCACTAAAGCTGTATCAACAGCAGGATCAGATGAACTTCTTACTTCTATGAAGTTAATCAAAAGTTCTTTTGCTAGTATCACTACTTCGTCAGCAGGGGATCATTCTATTCCTGTTCAGAACCTAGCTCCGGGAGCAACTGCTGTATCAACTGCAGCTGTAACTCCAATGGTAATCATCAACAGAATGGCTAGATTGTTAAATCAACAGCAAGTTGACACACAAGATAGATGGTTAGTTGTTGACCCAGTTTTCATGGAACTACTAGGTGATGAAAACTCTAAGTTAGTAAATGCAGACTTTAATGCAGCTGAACTAAAGAATGGTCTTGCATTGACCAATCTAGCAGGATTTAGATTATATGTATCAAGTAACCTACCTTCAGTAGGAACTGGTGCAGGTACATCTGGAACTGCTAACCAAAACAGTAACTATGGTGTTATTGTTGCAGGTCATGGTTCTGCTGTTGCAACTGCTGAACAACTTAGCAAGACAGAAACATATCGTGATCCTGACAGCTTTGCTGACATTGTTCGTGGTATGCACTTATATGGCAGAAAGATACTTCGCCCAGAAGCTATCGTAACTGCTAAATACAACGCAGCTTAAAGGAGGGTAACATAATGGCTACTTTTGATTTAACAGCTAGTTCTACCACAGGCGTTGGTGCTAATGTCGTTGCAGGTATACCTACTAATTCAGGTACACACGTAGTAAGAACAATCCAAGAGTATTTAGATATAGATGCTCTTATAGCAGCAGGTAATACTATTGCTGATGGAGATGTCTTTCAAATGCTTGAGATTCCTGCAGGAACACTTGTTCTTAATGCAGGTGCTGAAGTAATGAAAGCTTTTACTTCAAGCTGTACATTAGACATGGACTTTGGTGGTGGTGATGACATCATTGATGGTGCAGACATAACCTCTGCAGGTTTTTGTGCTGCAGGTACAAATGGTCAAACCAACACAGTCGTAGGTAGTGCAGCCTCAACTTACACTCAATTTATTGGTACTACTGATACAATTGATTGTACA